GCCGATGATAAGAGGCATCATCACATCCAGAATGAAGTGTGTAGGTTCCATTCTCCACGTATGGCAATCACCGTTAATCAATTCGCGGTGAATGAGCTTTTTGATGACACGATAGCGCCCGTGATAAGGATATTGCCCAAGCGTCACAAGTCCGGTGTTTTCGTCCGTGTGATCTTTGTACCAACGGTAGGCCGTGCCGTGCATATAGGCAGGTTCCCACATCACAATCGCCCATGACTTATCGCCTCCGTAAGCCGGAACATTACGATAGCCTTCATAGCCGTCACGAGTAAAATATCCACCGTCTCGCATAGTTTCCGATTCGCACCAGACGAGCTTGAATCGCGGCTCACCGTGCGGATTACGACCGCCGACGCGAGTTAGCCGGTCCTGAAACCACGATGGGCAACGCCTACGCATTTGCCACTCTTCCAATCACATCTTCATACCGAATCAGGTAATACTTCACTGCATCTGGCCTGAATTCGTCATCAGGGTTAAGAACAATGTAGTTGCGCCCAAACTCATTGGTACGCACCACATCACCGGGGCGATAGGGATTTTCCACCCAGAGGCCCGACATCGGAAACTGTTCGCCACAGGAAAGCACCTTGCCGGTCATTGGCTTGCGTGCAGCCTTGGCCGAGCGTACAATCTGCCTTCCGTCTGCCGTCACAATCCCGGTATCTGTTGCGTCCTTTACCGAAATCTCCTCGATTAGCAGAACATCAAGGAATGTCTCAATCGGAACTGTCTCATCAAGTTTCATGTCTCTGTCTCCGGGGGTGATGCGCTCACCCCCTAAGCGTTGGCTAGGTTAGAGGTTGACGACGGGCAGACCTTGCAGGTAGAAGTTCCTCTTCGGGTCATTACAGACAAGTTGGAAGCCGCGCTCATACGCGAACATCTGGCTGTCATAGTACGTTGCAGCGGGTGTCTGCGATACGCCGATAGCAGGAACAGCAGCGACCGTGTTACCGGGGGTCCATTCGTGCAAGCGGGTCGCGAACAGTTCGCCGAAATACCATGTGTCGGGGATGATGTAATCCATGCGGGTCGCTTCTGCGGTCGATGCCCAGACCACATCCTCGCCCAGCACGGTTTTCTGCATCATCTTCCGGGCCACATCAGGAACGTTCTCTTTCTCGCCTTCGTCCAGTCGGGTATAGCCGGGGTTATAGAACTGGTTGGAAAGGGTCACGCCCTGAGCGGGATTCGCCAGCCAGAAACCAGCCTCGTTCGCATCGTAGTCATCGCCCATCGCTCTCATGCGGATGGCTTCGACGCGCTGCGCGGTCTGTGGAACGATAGAACCAGTCCCGCCGAAGTTAATGGTTGGGGTCGAGAGGCGACCGGGCCAATCAGCCTTACTCACGCCGCCGATGGTGCCCACGTTGCCATTCTGTAGCCAGTAATCCTTACCGAGAATGGATGTTGCAGCCGCGCCGGTTCCGCCCTGAACAACGATAATGTCACCAGCGACAGGGCCGCCAGCCGTAGACGGCCATGCAGCGGTGCTGTAGATGGTGTTGGAGACGGGATCGACAAAGGAGATAGTCGCAACGCCGTGAGACGTTCCGCCGACCGCCGACAGGAAGGTAATGGTCTGCTGGTCCTGAAGTGCAGCCGCGTTGTCGATGCCGGTGATGCTGGAATATGTCGCGCTGCCAATCAACCCTCCACCAGTTGTGCTGTTGACGCTGCCGGTCGCGGTGATGGTTGCAATGGTGCCGGAGCCATCGCGGTGCAAAAGGGATTCCACACCGTTGTCGAAGACCTTGAGCGAGTTCTGAAGCTCCTCGCGTTTGATCTTGACAAGGCCGCGATCCTTCCCCTCGGTCGCCTGCATGGTGAGATTGGAGATTTCGCAGGTGTTGACCAGACGAACGGGGGCAGCGGTAAAGCCTCCGTAGTTCGAGCCAGTGCCACGATTCCAGATAAAGATTGCGCTGGAAGTGTCGGCAGTTGCCTGCTGGATTGCCGCGCCACCCTGCCCACGGAACGGAACACGCATCGGCTGACGGGTATATCCGCCGCCGGTGGTGTTATTGGAGATGTCCATTTTGTGAGCGGATTTTTCTAGGCGGGAGAGAAAGCGGTCGAAATGCGCTTGATAATCAGGAATTTCCTGTACCCACGCATCAAGTTCAATGGCCTCAGCAGCCAGTTCGTTCATTGGTATTGCCATGATAAAGCTCCTGAATAAAGCTCGGCGGCGCTTGAGCGTCCCGGCGTTGATGTCCCATCAACTGCTTCATTCAGGGCTTACTCTTTAGAAACCCGGCTGAGAACGGGCCTGAATCTCTTGGCCGTCTTTCCGGCCTGCCATGAATCTACTACGCAAAATCATACCACAAGTGCTTATGTGGGTCGAACTTGAATCACCTTTCCGTTAAAAAGTCTGTATTGCTTGCCGCCCGGTCTGGTGCTTGCCATCCAGTCAATCGGCGTGTGCTGGAAGTCAATCTCGTTGCGCGGGGGCATGACGGTACGGACCTCCACATTTGGCGAAACCGGGCCTTTGGGCGTGATTTTTCCGTTATTGCCCGTTTGTGCAGGTTTCGGCTTTCCGGCCAAAAATGGGGAATATCTCGCTTTAATCAAAGCCTCCATGACTGGCTTCGAGTGCCGGTTGATTGCGTTATTGACGTAATTCGCCACTGTAGCTGGATCGGGGTTCTTTTGTCCCCGATAAATCTTCATCTGGCGCAGATATTCGGCATCGGCATTTCCGGCTTTGTTCAATCCGGCCTTAAATGCCTGCATCAAATCTTCTTTTGCCGCCGCATCCAGCTTCAACCGCTTCTGATAGGGATCAAAAAGTGTATCGAATGTTTTATTTTCATGCGCCACAATCCCCGGTTTAATTCTCGTATCCCAGTAAAGCGTCTGGCGCTCCTGTTCCAGAGCCGTTCGTTCCTGTTCAAGATTATTCTTTCCTTCATTCGCCGCTGGCTTAATTTCGCCCACTTTTGCTTGTAAACTATTGAGCCAATTACACATTTTGGCAAGCTGGCTCATGGTGAACTTCATTTTTGTTGGTTCATCAAAACGCGGGTCGTCCTTGGCATTGAGGACATCCACCAAGGCGTTGAATTCCTTGACTAAATCACTCTCGGCCAGCGTGGAGACGAAATGCGGAAGAAGCGCCCTCTCAAATTTTTCAGGGCTAAACTGAGCTACACGATCAAGATATGCCGCAGTAAGATTCGCCAGCCCCTCATTGAAATCCTCGCCCAGCGCGTCAAACGCTTTTGGATCGCCAGCGATAAGCAGATTATCGACTTCCTCTACACCGGCAAGCTCCTCTTGAATCGCAGTTAACGCCTCCGGCCCCTTGAAGTCTCCCCTTACTAGCCCATCCAGCATGGCATAGCGTTCACGCACGCCATCAATGCCCTTTGGCTCAAGTTGAGTCAAGGCAAAGAGCCTCGCATGGTTGTCGCGGGCTTGCTTCAGGTATTTGGCTTGTTCGGGGTGTTGGGCTTCGAGCGCCTTTAACGCCGCCCGGTATTCGCGGGAGAACTGAGTGGTGTATGGGCCTTTGTCGGTTGATTCGGCCTGCTGTTCGCCCTCAGCTACCTGTTCTGTGCCTTCCTCAACCTGTTCCGCGCCCTGCTCAACTTCCTCTGCGCCAGTTTCAACTTCCATTACTGCGCCTTCATCCATGTCTCCTCACTTCCGCGCTTTCGCGCCTTACTTGGTTCTTTTGAGATATTCCCTCAAAATTACATACGCAAAAACCATCAAAATCGCAAATATCGTTACGCCAAATAAAGCGTCCATTACTTTAGCTTTCCGCCCGGATTGACCATAGCGATTTTCTGTTTCACCGGGACTCCTCGCTCATCCACACCCTCTTTTTCGGTTGTCACTTCATGTGGCACAAGCTCGTGGGTATCTGTCGCCTCTTCCGGGCTGACCTGCAAACCTGCCGCTTGGAATATCTTCGCCTGAATATCCGGTCCGTACTTGCTCGGGTCAACCGTCATGCTGCCCTTGAATTCCATTTCCTTTGGCGGGGTAAGTTTTTGGCTCATCTCCACATGCTCTTTCCAGTGAAGCATGAGGTTCTGATAAATCGCCTGTTGTTGCGGGTCGCCGTTCTTGAGCTTTCTACCCTCTGGTGATGTAACCAGTCCAAGAACAATCTGCGCGTGAATCTGGTGGTTTTCGCTGCCGTCTTGAGCTACAGGGACGCTCGATACTTTAGGCGGCAACGTTTGAGCCATTTGCTGCAACTGCTGCATTGCCTGTTGTCCTTCAGGTGTTTGCGCTTCAGGGTGTGTCTGGCCCTTTTGAATCTGCTGCTGAATCACGGCCAACTGAGGATTATCCAGCGGGCCAGATTGCAGTAAAAGCTCAAACTCGCCCTGTTGCTGCTCGACCGAATCCAACCCAGGTATTTCAAGCCCTGAAAGCGATGGGAAGTTTGCGAACACTGTCAAATTACGCGGGTCAGTAGCAATCGCCTGATAAATCGCCACGTTCTTGCCATTTTCAAGCAATTCGGCCATCTGCGCCTCTTGCTCCGCTATCGTCTGCGGAATATCCATCGACTCTGGATAGCACAGCGCATCTCCCTGTAACTTCCCTAACTCAATCTCCAGCTTTCCTTGACCGGGGATATTGGACCGAATCGAAGTTACACGATTCTTGGCCGCGCACTGGACAGCCTGCTCCACCGCCTTAGCCAGCCCCATGCAAATCTGCGCCCACGGCACCGCATAGATGCCCCGCGCCGCGTCACGCTTGAGTTTGGCTGTCTGATAGACCCCTTGATCGTTCTCGCCCGTCTGAGCGCCGAACATAGCCGGTTCGCCGCCATCCATCGCTTCCGGGGCGCCCTGAATCAGCCATTGAACAAATTCCATGATGCTTGTGTTGACAGGTGCAATATTTTCAACTGCCGTAAAATCTGAGATTTTCTCGTTCGCGTTCTGCACCAGCACCGGCGTACTCTTGGCCGGATCGTTGATCTGCCCATTCAGAGTTTCAGAGTTGATGCGCTCTGAATTGTGGAAACGTCTTGCAATCGCCGAACGGAATTGCCTGTCTACCAGCGAGATTTCAGCGTTGAGAATCTTTTGTAGGGGAAGATAGTTTGTTCCGATAGCCCTGCGATTCTGCCCTGGACCCTTCTTCGCGTGGATGACCTTCAAATGCTTATTCTGGGACTCGTTGCGGCATAACGCAAACTCTCCAGCGGCGTGAACGACTAGCAAGCCATCTGGGAAATTCTCTTTGAATACCTTACGTACATCGTCTTTCTTTATCGAGCGGTAATGACTTGGGCGATACCATGTGAATGTTTCTGTCGCGTCTTGTTGCCAGCTTTCCCCGGAGCTTGAGGATGTTTGCACGGCCAGCCTAACCAGAATCCGCATCTGGCGGTCAATCTGGTCCTTGCCGCTCGTTCCGCCGCCTTTGATCTTGTCGGCTATCCATGGATAACGCTCTTTCAAGGTATTTTCATTTTCCTCAGACATGAGTCGAATCCATGGCATATTACATTGGCGATTGGCAGCAATCGGAACCTTTGCCTCTAACTTTCCATGAGTCGTGGTAATTTCTTTTACGGCAGGAACCTCTTTAGTTACCGGCTCCGGCTGATTTTCCGTCTCAGGAACTTCACCCTCTTGCTCAGGCGCTCCAGAGGCAACTTGAGGCGCATCCGGCGTCTCTGTTCCCCATTCCTGCTCATCAGCCACCGACCGCGTATAGAGAACGACCCTGTCATCGGTATAAAACAGGTCTGAGATTTCTCCCACAATCTCTTTGATTCCCGCATCATTCAGCCAAACCTTAAGATATTTCTTTGCCTCGTCCGCTGCTTCTTGGTCCATCGGGTCTGCATCGCGCTTGGGAACGAATGTCAATCCCGGAACATCCACCGCAAGAATCGAGTTAATCTTGTCCTGTCGTGCCGCGTAAACGTTGCAACTAAACAACTTACCAGCATTATGGGTCTGTAGAATCTCTTGGCCGCTGGCTCTTGCCCCATTCACGCCGCCATAAAGTGCCCAGCCATTACGCGAAGAATTCAGAAAATGATAGCCGCGGCTGAATAATTGTGCTTCCGCCGCCTGCATGACCTCGAAGATACGCGCCGCCGAGTCCGCCCGCGTTACCGTCTCGTCCATGTCGTCGATTGCGGACTTGTATTCGCCCAGTTCATCCGGCCCAAACATCGGCTCAGGCGAAACAGGAAAGGATGCGTATTTGCCGGGAACCCAATCATCGGGCGGTTGCAGTGGCGTGAGCGTCGGTTGGGCGG